AGTTTGGCCTTGTTGTCGCCGACGCCCATGACGCCGGGAGATGTGGATGTGTCCCGGTTGGCCATCGTCTCAGCAGCGGCATCGTCATGGATTTTCGCGATGCCCCAGACTTCGCTGTCCTTGATGTAGGGGATCATGACTGCGCCAATGACGCGCTTGCCGTATTCCTCGGAATTCAGAACTGCCGTCTCGGGATGCACCCACACAACGGGGAGACCTTGACAGCGCTCCAGGAAATCATCGTTCAGATAATCCTCCGGGGAGCGCCAGACATGCTCATTGTATTGAGCCCGAAACGCCTGACCCGTGCCCGTGATGCGGATATCGAACAGCCAGACATTCACATATTTCTGAGGGCTGGTTAGCTCGCCGTCTCGGATGGCCTTGGCAATTCCCAATTCATCCATGCCGAACTTGGCGAGGCAAATCCTGCAACCATCGTTCAAGGGCTCGGGGGGCTCTGTTATCGGATTCCAGCCCGCGCCGACATGCTCATCACTGATGGATGGCTCGAATTCATGGTCCACGTATTGCAGGAAGCATGTGCCGTCGATGTGCTTACCCTGCCGGCGCGTCCACAGCTTGCATTCCTCGGGAACTATCGGGGTATCCGGGCCGGCTTCCTCTAGGGCTTCCCGAACAGCGTTTTGCAAGGGCGTTTCGCCGGCCTCGCCATGACCCCAGGGAAAGCCCCACTCGCCCGGAGGATCGCTGTTATCCCCTTTCTTGAGAAACAGTACCCGGCCAGTGTTACGCGCTACGAAGAGAATTCCAGCCGCAGGCTTCATTCTTCTTCCGTCTCGTCCTCATCGTCGCTCATCACGGCGTCGGCGCGCTCGCACATGGAGGCGACGGCATCGCAGAAGGCATCGACGCGAGACTTGCCGGCAACACTATAGGCGATAGCTTCCGCTTGCTTTTGCGGTTTTCCTGCATTTACCTCGGTGGCGATGTTCTCAGAAATGGCCTCCTGAGACGAACCCTCTTTAAGCGGCATGACACCAGTCCTTCTTTCAATGAGGGCCGCCAGCCGCCGCTCTATATCCACGGTCAGGCGTCGGCTTTAGTGAAATCCACATAGTATTTGTCGCCATGCTTGAACTCGCCCCACAGGGCGGGATTGACGATGTTGATGACGAACTTCGCGCCCGGCGACCATTTCGCATAGGTATTATCGTCATCACTGCCATCCTCGGGATATTTGGAGGCGGCGACCGCATGCGTGTGCAGGGTTTCCGAAGTCTTTTCCTTCGGTTCGCTGTACCCCATGTTTTCAGTCACCATGCCAACCTGAAGTTTGGCGTGCATCATAGTCATCTGTCTGTCTCCCGGGATCTATTGGTGCGGATCAGTGCCCCGCGCTAGACGCAATTACAACCAGCGCTGCAATTGCATTTGTGGCGCTGGATGTGTCTGTAATGACAAAGTTGAAGTACAGCCACGGAACGCCGTCGTTTACGTTGAGTGTCGTCGCGGTGTTCGCGGTGCCCGTCCCCGTGATGGCAGAACCAATCGGCAGCAATTGCGCAAAGTCGAGATAGCGCTGCGCCGTGTAGCTCGTAGCGCCCGCGCATTTATAGCCCACGGAAATACCGGGGCCGGGGCATTGAAACACGCCGGAATTATACGTGCCGCTCGCAGCGATGCTAGTCGGCACAGGCGTATAGGGTTTGATCTGTACTTGCGTGCCGAAGCCGTTAGCGGACATGGTTAAGCTACCTTCACTCGTTCAAGTTCGGCTTTGCCCTTTGCGGTGAGCATGTCCGGGGGGAGGGCTCTAAGCGAGTACAACCATTGGTAGCTGCACCGGCAATATACGAATTCACCCGGACGCTCGATTTCATCCGTGTACCCATTTTCGCCATTCTTCACTAGGCCAGCCTTTTGAGCCCAGTTGTCGCGAATGAGGAACACCTTGCCCTCTCGCGCCACATGCTCTTTCCGGGGATACGTCACATGATGGTGATGCCATACGGCTGCAATTGCATTTCCGCCAATGGCGATAGTCTCATTGATGGCCGCGAATAGTTTATGCCCCTGGTCAATCGCGCAGCGGCGCTCCACGAAGGGCAGCGAGTACAGCGGCTTCTTCACCGATGCCTTGACCTCGCTCCGATCCGTCTCAGCCGATCCGCCAGGGGGCACTGAGGACGCCCATCCCGAGAAGCGGCGCAGCGTCTCCGCCATGGCCTGCTCCCGGTTCAGCTTGATCAGGCTCGCATTCGACCAAATCCGCCGATCCAGATCAGCGCGCAATTGCGGTAACACCCGTTCCACCGTGAACCGTGCGATGCCGGGATGATACTTGGCCCATCCGCCACGCTCTACCAGCCGGCGATACACAGCGTTGAGGCTGTCGCGCATCAACTGCTCGATCTGGGACGGTGTGCCCATCAGGCGTTGCACTGCGTCCGCTAGACGGCGCTGCCATTCCCCGAGGCGTTCCGCGCTAGTGAAGCCGTTCTCCGAGATGTCCGCGACGGCTTGCTGTAACACCTCGGCAAACGTCGGCTGGTTAGCCATTATGCTGCTTCTGCCTGATCGATCAGGCTTTTCACAACTAGAGCGGTCGATATGACAGCGCCTGAAATACGCTCTTGGAATGTCATGACATCACGCGCCCATTGAGCTGCTTCGTCTTGCGTGGTGAAGTCCCTCACAAAGGCGATACCCGCGTAATCTCTGTGCCAGACCTTTGCGCGGTAGTATCCAGCCTCGGGATATGACATTGAATTCTCGGGAAGCCACACGCCCCCCGTATGAACCTCGATCTTCATACCATTGAGCATTCGCATGGCGTCTTCCTATCTATCTGATTGCCGGTCTCTCCCGACTGCCACACCATTAACTTATCGGCGGTGCCGTGCTGGTGTCACAAACTCTATCCCCGAGCCGTTTCTTTCTGCACCGCAATGCTCTTGTCCAGCATCGCCTCGAACGCAGCCACGGCATCAGCCCGGATAACTTCCGTCGCTTCCCAGTCATGCAGACCAGCGGCGAGCCGAAGCATGCTCATCTTCTCAGTCAGGGCGACATCAGCGTGTTGCGCCTCGGCCAGAAGGGAGATCGCACGAGCGGCGCTCATTTCTTCACCAGCGAGGGTTTGGGCAGGGAGACGGGCTTCATGGGCTTGTCATCCTCTTCATTCTTGCCACCAAACCCGCCCTGTTCCTGTAACGCTTGGCCCATCTCCGCATTCTTCAATGCATGAGCCGCCAGGGATTCGTAATCCAGGACCAGCGGGCTATCGAACAGCATCTTCATTTCGTTGAAGTTGTCCGCGACCCACTGAACCAGCGTGGCGAGGTTGTCCGGATCACAATGAGGTGCCAGGACTTCAAACGCAGCCAGCAGCTTATCGAGCTTGACCTCATCGACTTTGATCTTCTCGCTGTCGGGCTCTTTGATCAGGGACGGCCATGTCGCCTTGAAGCTGTTCTTCCAGCGATAGAAGGCGTCTTCGTACTTGATCTTCTTGTACTCGGGATAATCCGACTGGATCGCCGCGTAGAACTCTTTGCTCCACGCCCGATGCATCGTCAGCTTATCGAAGAACTCATACGCGGGAGCCATGCGCTCGCGGAACAGATCGATATAGCGAACGACCGTGTTGGCGTCTTCCGTGCCCTCGCCAAAGCCCTCGGCGAATGTCTCTTGCGTCAAGAGGATCGCCGGCATGTTGTCGCCGGCAGCGATATTGCCAAGGATGTTCCGACGCGCCAACTCATAGGGCTGGTGCAGGTTCGTCAGGTCGATGCTCTCGATTGCCTCTTCATGGCCGATGCTCAACACATTGTAGGTGGTGGCGAGCTTGATGGCTTCGCGCTTGAGCGAGAGGAAGCCCTGCATCAGATTGTCGATGATGCTGCCCTGAGGCTTAAGCTTGGCGACGATAACGCCAGCCTTGCGCACCACCATATCATCCGTTAGCAGCGATTGCAGATAGCTCTTGAGCGGGAATAGGGTGTTTTGGTAAACGCTGCGACCCACAAACCCGAAGGCCGAAGTGGTGTAGTTGATGTATATCGGACGACCATTCATCAGAACGCATGTTCTGGACTTATGATAAGTCTTCCCGCCGACCGTAATCTCAGTCACATGCTGAAAATCCATCGCTCCAGGGTCTTGATTTAGGACCAAGGAGCCAGCCGTATTCAGCGGGTCATACAGATTGATCGAAATAGTCGCGTCGGCAATCTTGGCGAAGTCCAGCGGTTCAGACGGGTCTTTGCCTTCCTCAAGCAATCCCAGAGACGCGATACCGTACATCCGCGATGTCGCTACAAGGTTCGCTATCTTGTCAGTCGCCTTGAGCCGGTCCCACTCTAAATTGAACGCTTCAACAAGGCGATGCTCTGGCCCCTCGGGGCAAGCAATGTCGCGCCGCTTGGATTGCGCAATTTCAATCGGAACCTCAACCAGCTTTGCCCCGATGGGCAGCATGGTATATATGGTTTTGGCCATCTGGTAACTGACGTCCGAGCCCGGCACAATCTCATTGGTGGCGAGGATGTCCATCAGCGCCGAGCCGATGCTGCTTCCAAAGCCTTCAATGGTTGTCGTGCCGTACTGACCGCTCATGTTGTCCTTTCCAGGGCGTTACAGGTGTTACAGATCTTGGTCACGATCCGGGTCCACCTCATATGGGCGGGACAGAAGGTAAAGAACGCAAACGATCAGGCCGGCCAGGATGAAGGGGGATAGGTCTTCCATTTAGAACCCCTCATAGTTGCCAAGTGCGATCATTGGCCCATAAAAAAAACAGTCGGCCAGATCATCGGCGCGCTTTACAGCATCAGGATCACCGATACGAAACCCGGTGACTTGAGACAGGAAATGATTGCGCCGATCACCCTTGAAGTCGCTCACCTTCTCATAGGCGTATGCTGTTATTTTGGTGCGGCCCTGATACGCATAAGGAGACACAGCAAAGGCTCTGCCGTCCTTGCCCATCGACGTAAGCTTGCTATCGATGGGGTAAGCCTTCCATCCATGCTTACGCGCCTGCTGCAATAGAATGGTGCCGGACTGAGCGTCTTCGATCCATGCGCCAAGCGAACCGGCATTCACCTTGTTCTCGCGGCAGAATTGATCGAGCCTAGCAAGGACCGAGGGAAGCCACGATTCAAGCACCGCCCCATCTACCTGGATAAGCTCCCAGTCGAGAATATAGAGGCGAGGCCGCCCGTCATATTTGACCAAGCCCCAATACACACACCCTGTCCCGTCGTGCGGCTTGCCTT